GACCCATGTGTGATATGTAGCGGTCTGCTTCTTTACTCAACCATTGTGCTACTGCTCTGTAACTATACTGCTTGAGGTGTCGTTTTGCAAGCTCTAAAGCTTCTAACTCATGTTCTATAGGTACAAGTATTTTATCATTGTCGGGATCTAGTTCATAACCAAAAGGTATCTTCTTAGTAATCCTGACAATCTTGTGCCATTGTTTGTTGTGTGTCTTAGGCGGTTTGGGTAATTGCCAAAAGCCTAACTCTCTTTGTGGTATTATTCGTTCTGACCTTCTTTTGGTGGTAGGTAGAAGATGCCACCACCGCTAGTAACATCTACTTTATCTACCTTACCAAGTCCTGCTCTATCAAGCAAGTCTTTTGCTGCTACCATCTTTTCTTTTATGCCTAGCTCTGTTGGATCATACAACGCACCAACCATAGCCATAGCAGCTTTAGGTGCAGTACGTGCAAAAAATGTACGAGTCTTCTCACCAATCTCATCTTTTAAAGATTCAACAATCGTTGCAGTGTTGCTGTTATCACCGTAACCTGCCAGTTTTTTAGCAGCGATAACATCACCATTAGCTTCGTCAAATAATACATCTAAGAATCTTTGTTGTTTATCTGTTAGATTCCTCGCCATATATAGCATTCCTTATTTGTGATCTACCAATTCCTAGATCGTTTAGTTGTCTATCATCCAACATGTGTAGCATTCTAAACTCTGCACGTTTTTGTTGTCTGATTACGTGGTTATTCCACATTTTTATTAATAAGTTTTTCATAGCACTATCTCCTTTGTTTGTGTGCGGAGATAGTTATACCTAAAAGTAAGTCAGGTAGTAGTACCTATTATTGCATATCCGTTATGCCGTTTTAAAATATTCTTCACCAGAAAGAGTTATGTGAAAGTCAGATGAACTTTCTTCAAAAGCTACAATCTTATCACCAGCTTTCAAAGCAATACAGCCACCTTCTAATACTTTTTCATTAGTACTGGCAGCTAAACTAACCTCATCAACAATACTGTGATAGGTAGTAGTAGCTGCTTCATACCATTGAATACTATACTTCTTTGCGCTAGTGGCTCCGTTAGAAACAATCAAATACTTTATTAGTGATGCATAGTTTGGAGGACATGTATATACTACATCTCCACTAGCACCACCTGATGTAGCTGATAAGTTTTTAGCTTTCGTGAAGTATTTAGCTGACATTTATTATCTCTTGCCGCCTTTAGCGCCACCTTTAGAACCACCTTTTTTCTTCATCTTTAAAGGTTTCATTGGTCCTGCTAAAAAGCCACCTCTTGACATTTTCTTCATAGTAGCACCGCCTTTAGCCATGCCCTTCTTCTTCATAGACATGCCACCGCCATACATCTTACCGACACCATCAGCAGCATAGAATGGAACTTTCTTTCCACCCTTATTAACCATTTTTAATCCACCAGAAGCATAACCTTTTTTCTTCATGCCACCTTTAGCGTAACCTTTTTTCTTCATCATTTGTCTTCTTCCCTTCTGATAAACTCTACTGTATCATCACTATATAGATTGTTAAAAACTCGTTGCGTATCCCATACATAGTCTACGTTTTCTTTAGAGTTAAATATATGTTGATTCGGTCTAAAGTCTGGCGCACCTTGTCCAGTTTCAAACCAAGCTGGGTGAGTTACTCTCACTCTGTTATTGGGCAACGCAACCATGTTACCAGTATATTCTCCTGCATCTAGTAGTTCTAATACATGAGACTGTTTATGCTGCGCTGGGTCATCAGCGACTTCGTTATCTGTATAGTCTACCGTAAAGTAATACTTTGCTGGGTAGAACTCGCCATCTACTTTAGCTATCCACGGAGCAGGACTTGCTCGTTCTAGCTTGTATACGGAATGTGTATGTGACATACAATCCCAAGGCTGTGCTAAATATGGTGGTAACTCGTTAGGCCATTGCTCTAATGATACGTCAGCTACTAGTGCAGTCAAAGGCATTCTTGCCCACATAGCACCACCATGTATATTTTCTGAGTCATCAAAATCTGATTCACATCCTGTGAAGATTACTTGAAAGCTCAGTGTTCTGTTTGGCATTGTAGTAACGCCTATTACCATAGCGTGTAGAAAGTCGCCATGATATTCTTCTAAGTTCTTAGTATATTCTCTACGTACCCATGCTTTGAAGTACGGTATACTGCTTGTGAGGAATGGCATATATTACCCTTTTCATTTTTTTCTTTTCCTCCCCGATGCAGTTACAGACCACTTAACTTTCTTTGGCCCTGTCTTCTTTGCAGCTTCTGCTTTACTAATTCTACCTGCTACCTTTGCAGGTCTACAAGCTGGGTATGGTCTACTACTGTCTTTGACACTAGAACGTCCACACTCCTTGCCTGTCTTTACGTCACGCCAATCTTCCTTAAACCACTGATTAAGTCCACCCTCACCGTAAGATCTACGACTTTGTAGTACGTGCTTTGACTTGTGCAACTGAGCCTCCCTTACTGTACGTGCCTCCACGTTTTTTGTAGGTCTTAACTAACCAAGCACTCCCATATGCGCTGGGCCACTTAAACTTCTTCTTAGCTTCTGACTTTACTCTAGAGTACAAAGCTGCATTCTTAGGTTTGCTTGCCATTATGTCCTCTTAGATTTTGTACCAGCACACTTCCACTTCTTACGAGATAGACGTAGTGGGCTGTTAGGATTGGCTGCTGCCTTTGGGTGTTTCTTCATTTGACCAGCGCTTCTTGCACAGTACGAATCACCCTTGGCTGTACCTGCACGTATACGTTTGCCACCATCCTTGGCTTTACCAGCCTGACCATAGCTTACCTTTACCTTACGCCCTGTCTTAGGGTTAGTAGTTGTCTTGGCAAACATTTTGCCTTTTGCTGGTTTAGCCATCGCAGTCACATCTTTTACCACATATAAGATTACGTAGTTTTCTAAAGGGGGTTTTCAACCATGCTATCATACGCTTTCCAAATGTCGTCAATCTCTGTTTGAATAACATCTAACTTATCTCCTATAGTATCCGTTATTGTGGTAGCTTTGTCAACCTGTGATCTTAGGTCTAGTAACGTCTTTTGCTGTTGTAGTATCTGCTGCATGTTTGTAGTTAGCTGTGCTAGTTTAGTATTTAGTCCACGTACATCATTATCTATCACAGCTTGTTCTACAGTTTGTACTCTACTGTTTAGTTCAGAGTTTAGTTCTACTATTTGCTGAGTTAGTTCCTCTGATAGTTCTACTACTTGCTCGTTTAGTTTATCTGTTTTGTTTTGTATTTCATTTGCTATTGCTGTTTTAGCTGTAGTTAGCTGGTTTGCCGCAAATGTTTTATTCGCTGTTCTATCTCTTGCAGTGTCCGTCTCTAACTTAGTCAAGCTTTTTTGTAGTTCTGAGATTTGCTTTGCGTTGGTTCCTGTTTTGCTTAGTGCGCTATCTACGCCACCCTCTACACCGTAGAACCTATTTAGTGTGTCATACCCAAAGTATACTCCACCTGATACAGCAGATAGTACTGGAAGTGCTACAGCTACCATCCAACCTTTAATGTTGTAGCCACCTATGCTAAACCCTACGTCCATCCTCTTTACGTTCCTTCTTCTCTAGGTAACGCCTCTTCTTCATTCTTTGTATTGGTCTTTTCTTTTTAGGTAACTTCTTTTTCTTTACTATTGCATTGTTCCATACTGTTCTACGTATTCACCAGCAGTAAATAGCTCGGAGGCAGATACCATATCTTCTGTTAGGTATCCTTGCCATCCAGAGCCAAAGCCATCATCATCCCAGTTAATTACAAACTCATCTATATTCTGTGTGTATGTGATGGCTGTATAGTTACCAACTACAAAGTTATTTACTGTAGCATAACTGTCTATGCTTGCTGTTAGATCTGCGTTGTTAGCAGCAGCCATGAAAGCACCAGCTTGTTGTGCGTAGTTCTCTACCTGTGCTACAGCTTGGTTGTACGCATCTACTTCTGCTTGGTCTATGCTGTACTCATCTGTACCCATCATACCTTGCAATGCAGTCTGCTCTGGTGATGTGTCTGCTGTAGCAGCAGTCTCCATAACACCAGTAGCTGTTAGTATTTCCCCAGCAGCATCTGCTAGTAAGTCTATCGCTGCATCCAAGTCATTCATGGAAGCTTGGTATTCTTGTGTGAACAACTGCTGTGATGTAGTAGCTGTTTCGTAGTCATGGTTTATTACAAGAGAGTGTGCTTCTAGATAATCGTCTAACTCATCCTGCGTAATAAGTCCGTCATTAAATGTATCGTCTTCTATGACACCGCCTAGTGCTGCATAACCCACAGCACCTACTGTCATTGTACCTGCGTCTGTTACCCTGTTCTTGATAGCTCCCAGTGAAGCAATCAATGCGTCAAGCTTTTCCTGTCCTGTCAGTGTTAAATCAATGGTTAAGACTGTTGACTGTGGGGGAGGTGGGTTTACCACTGGACTTGTTGCGTTTGCTACTCCTGAACTGATCACTAAGACTGAGCTTAGTAGTAGTATCTTCAACGAACTTTTCATTGTATTCCTCCCCTACCCTTAATAAGGCATCCCAAAACTCTTTGTCCAACTCATACCCTACAACAAATAAAGAAGGGTTCTCTCTGTATTTCATTATAGCGTTTCTGCCCATCAACAACTTACCAGTAAGTGCATCGTTTATCGGACACGGAGTATTTGCTAACATCATACTCCTAAACACTGTAGGGTCTTGGCACATAACCGATATAGCCGAAACCTGTAATCCTAGCCCACAAC